CTCACATGCGGGGCCACTTGGCTGTGGGTAGCCGCTCCGGTTGTGTCAGGGCCGCACTGGCGGGTAGCTGACGAATTATATCAGGGGAATTCTGGATTTATATTTGTGTACCTGTATTTTTCAGCAGCTTTTTGTGCGTCTGATACAGATATAGAGGCAGGACGATAAAATTCGTGCCCACCTTCTTCCCCTGCGTATTCTAAATCTTTACTTTCGCGCATCCACTGACTGTCTGCGTCTTTTTTAGTGTAAAAGACAGTAGCATAAGGCAGACGACGCAGAGATGCACGATCAGGATCATCGCTAAGTACGTTTTCACTTGCTGCGTACGCTTTACGAAGTCCGGGTTCTGCAAGCCCTTTAATTACATCTTTTGATCTTTCAAAAACTATAGTAGGCTCTAGTCCGCTAAACTGTTTTGCCTTTTTAGGATCGTTGTTTACGTGCTGTAACAATACCTGTTGTTGATTAGTTAATTTAGAAAAGTCTCTGTAATTAGATTCTATTCTGTTAAGTATAACTTCTCCAATATTTTCCATCTCAATCAAAGGGGCGGCGTTAGAAGTAGTTTCTGTAAGAAACACAAATGCAAGTTGTTCTTTAGGATTTAGACTTTTTATAAAGTTGTTAATTTGAGTGCGATTTGGTTTTTTGTCTCTGTCCACAATCGGTTTCATAAAAGTTATTAATTTTTTACGAAATGAATCGGGAATTTCAGGAAGCGGTATGTCTTCTTCTTGCGTTGCTCTTTGCCTAACAGGACTTGGCACAGGAAGTGTAATACCGCCTTCTTGATATCCGTCAATAAACCCGCCATCCGCAACGGCTTGCCGACGATCTACCTCGGCCTTGCCTTGATTATTAAGTTGTTCGAGAAAGGAGTACCCAATGCGCTGGGCTTCTTCGGGTTCAATGACGTACTCGCCCTTGGACAGAGCTACGGGCATCAAGCCACCCTTATTTGCTTTTATTGTAGTGTTTTTATTTGATTTGTCAACCCCTGTGGGTAACATGCCTGCCCGTTGCAGCGTCTCTACGGTGGGAGCGTTAAGCACAAAAGAGTTTTCGCGCACTTGTGTGTTAACTGTGTCGGCTACGGTTTCGCCCTTGGTGTAGTTATCAGGAGAACCTTCGACGAAGCCTGTCTTTTGGACAGGACCACCTTTAGCCCTCATAGCGTAGCCTTGTGCGATATCCGCAGGATTACGGGAAGGATCATTTATCGAGTATTCATTTCTGGGTTCGGCTTTTTCAGAATCATCTTTCTCGGCTTCTCTTACTGCGCGAGTCAGTTCCTCTTGAACCCTGACAGGGTCTAGTGCGTTATCGGCAGCCTGTTTAGCCGCTGCTTGACGTTCTAGTTCTGCTTGGCTTGTGTACCGTCCTGCACCAGTAGTGACGATTTTGCCGTCCTCTCGTTTAGACGAGCTACTTTGACGAACAGGATTGCCAGCGCTATCGTATACGATATTGGCTCGACCAGAGGCTGCACGTTCTTCGTCAGTTGGTTCAATTGTCGGTTGAGGTGCAACAGCAAAATCTTTGGGATTGTCTTTCATTTCTCGCGTAGACAGTATATTCCCAATTAATTGACTTCTTTGGTTATGGGTCAAGTTTTCTGGCAGCACGCCCGACAAAACATAACCACTGCCTATCGGTGCGGGTGACACACCTATGATACGGTTGTTGAGCATGGCTAGACCGTAACCCGCTTCTCCTTCGGCTATCTTAGTTTCAATGCGCTGTAGATTCTTCAGGGACATAGCCCCACCAAGAGTCATAACTGTGCTAAAACCAAGGGGGGCCATAGCACCACGTAATCCTCGTGGTGCGCCTACAAATTGATCTTCTACACTCTGGGTCATAGCTGTTACGTCGAGAGGCCCGGTGTATGGTGTCGGACCAGAGGGATCGTCGTCGCGGGTAGACCCGGATACACTAGCAGAAGCAGGAAAGTCGTATTGCTGTTCAGGACGAAATCGATCACTGATGTCCATACGTTCGTCATCATACGGATTAGGTGCGCTAACTCGTGGACGTTTGACGCCGGGATATTGCGCTCCAGTCGCTTTCTCTAAAAGAACAGAGCCAATAAAGTCCGTTATACCACTAAGCGCCATCTTTCATCCTTACGGCTGCTTCGTAATCAGCCTTCAACCCCTTGATCTGTTCCAGTGAAGTTATTTTCCCCTGCAGCCGGAACACTTCCAGTTCCGATTGTGCCGCCACCAACGCCCGAAGCGTCATCTGGATTTGCTCCCGGAGGTACTCCTCCAGACTGTCCCACGCCTCCTTGTTGGTCACTAGGTGGCTGACCTTGCTGGCTTGCTTCTTGTTGAGCATTGGCTAATCCCTTCAGCATCTCTGCAAATATCTGCGCCTCGTTTACGTCGTTTACGAGACTGTCTGGGTCAATGTCCTGTGCGATAGCGAGTTCGCGCATCAGATTTGGAATCTTGATGAACGGTGCCAGCATTGGATTTGTAACTGTTTGCAACAAAGTGGTGAGACGCTGACTACGTACCTCTTTTTGCATTACGGCTGCTACGCCGCGTGGTTTGATCTCCAAGTCGCCTTCGATGTCAGGTGAGTCGTCGTTGAACTGCATGTTCCACTGAAAATACGCCTCGCCCAACGGCTTCAAAAGATGATCATCTATGTTTTTAATGACCGTCTTGAGAGACAGACTTGCACCGCCAAGCAGCATGGATAGACCGGATGCCGTACGCCCTGTGCCTGCTACACCGGTTTGGCCGTGCATAATAGACGGGAGACCAGTCTCCTCGTCTGCAAGTTGACGGCTGATCTGATACATCTGTATGTTTTCAGGTGCTGTGTTAGGGAACTTGAGACCGTTGATTGCCGTGCCCGTAACACCCGACTGACGGCGGAATATCTTGCCGGGGAAGATATCCATGTTCTGTCCCGGTACAAGACTCGCCTCATCTACATCAAATACTAGATTACCAGCAAGGGCGAGGTTGTCGATTGCCATACGAACGTGACCGTTCATCAGCATCTGTGCGTCTTCCATGTTCTCTGCTACGCCAACGCCCCAAATCTGATAGGGATTGATTTCGTACGGAAAGACTTGATACGGAATACGTGCAGGTGTAAACGGATTGAGAACACAACGCAGCACCATCGTGCCACATACCCAGACATTGACCTGCACCTGATCAAACTCGTTCATGGCGTCTGCTACATCCAGACCTGCCTCTTCAGCCATCTTCGAATCTAAAACACCCCAGTACTCTAAGACTTCGTAGCGATTGCCTTGATAGTATGCTTCAGTTTCTTCTTCTCTAATCGTGTCTTCGTAGTACTTGTCTTCATAGTTCGGCCCTTTGGCAAGAACTTCTTCTATTGCATCTTTGTAAAAGAAAGGCTGTGTAATTAAGTTACGAACCTGTTGACGATTCATACGATGACGTTGAATTACATATTCGCAGTCTTCTATGCTTGTTGCAGATGGATCAGGATGAAAATCCCATGCAGATACATACTCTATACGGGGAACTGTTTTTTCATACGGAGAGTATTGGCGTCCCTCTGGACCTCTTTGCCATTTGTGGACTCGCTTGTAGTGATTGAACGGTCCCTTTACAACACCAGTTCCCAAAAGTGCTGATTCAAAGATAGAAGATCGAAGAACATTAATAGCGCTTGTGTCAAGGAGTTGATCATGGATTTTCTTCTCCATATTTAGCGCAGCCCTTTGGGCTGGACTAATTTGAGGTTCGCCAATAAGGGCTGGACCGGGTTTGATCGGAGCATTGCCGTAACGGCCCTGTAAGCCCCCTAGAAAGTCCATAGACGGAGTTGCTTGGGTGGCCCCCATAGGCAAGTCTCTACCGTCTCCAGCAAAGCCGTACGGGTCTTCTAGGACATCATCTAGTGGAGTCTGCATGTGAGCAAACTCTGCTATACCTTCTGGGACAGGTGTGTTTTCGATAACAATCGGGAACTTTTTGTTGGAGAACAGAATGTCTACAATCTGACCGTACGCTGCCAGCACCTTAGTCTTAGTGATCTTAATGAACACCTTTGATCGTTCAGAATCTCTGTACTGTGTGGTTGTATCGTATACACCACGAAAGTTTTTGTACGCCTGCAGCCATCGCTGTTCGTACGAAAACCGTCCGTTTTCTGCGTCTTCAAACTTGTGTTTGACGTACGCAGCAAGTCCCGGCATTTGTTCTTCTGGTTGAACTATTGGGACTGCTGTGTCGTCAGAGGGTTCCAGAAAGTTCTCTGCCATGATTAGTAATCGCGTTCTTCAGCCATCTTCATCAACGAAGGATCGACTGCACCCTTGGTTGCCTGCTTCGGCATGTCCTCGGTCAGAACACCAGTCTGAGCGCGGGTGTCGAATTCCAGACCTTCACGGTACAGTTTGTTTGCGCCCATTGGATCGTCTACGGATACTTTATCCGAGTTCATAATGTACGCTTCACCCATGTTTAGATTTGTCATTAATATCTCCCTAAAGAGTTTGTGGTTGTACGTCCAGCATGGACGTGGTTTCACCGCGAAGAGCGCGGCCTCGGGCCTCTCGAACCTTAGAAGGAGCATTTCCTGCCTCTAGCATACCGCGTGGTTGTGGCGGCAAGCCCGTGTCTGGATCAAGATTTCCAAATTCATCTCTCGACTCTCGTGCTTCTCTCGACTCTCGTGCTTCCCGTAGCATAGACGGCTCTACATATTCTATGTCTTTGCCGCGTCGTTCCATGATTGCGCTGGGAGCGCCTGTAAAAAATTCAGCAGCGGCTCCTGCCAGTTTTCCTGCAGCAGGGGGCAGTCCGAATCTTTCAGCCTGTGCAGCCCCGTATTGAGTTGCCAAGCCGTAAGAATCAGTGTCAGCCACGAGGAACGGACCCTCCCCCTCTGGAAGCGGAGGTCGTTGACTTCTCTCAAACCTGTTAAACCCAAGTTCAGCCATTCCTCCGACCAAAGGAATTTTTGACAGAGCTTCGGCGGTGCCTGCTGCCACGAGAGGCGCAGCAGCCATTGCAGACTCCAGCACGTTACCGCCTTTTCCCTTCGCCATATTAGTGATGAAGTCGATTGCGCTGTTGCCCTTCTTTACATCAGAGTCAAACTTTGCATCTCTCTGTGCGCCTGCTATCTTCTCTTGCGCTGCGGCAACATCATCCGCTTTCTCGGCTCTACGCAAGACAGTCTCATCTGCCTGCTCTCCTGCCTGCTGTCCTGCAAGCCGTGCTTCTTCTGCACGTTGCTGTGATTTTGCTGCAGATTCAGCTTGTGATGCAGCGACCTGTGCTGGAGATGCAGGGGTGGTATCAACTAACGCTCCGACATCCGTTCTCTTTAGAGCAAGATCAGGATACTGTGCATTGAAGTCGTCTGGTAAATCTAGTCCGAGATAGGTGCCAAGCCCTTTTGCATCAACCGTTCCGGTTGCGTCAGCCATTAGCTTTTCAAAGTTCAGAAGAGCTAGGCGTCGAGCTTCGATAGACTCTACATTCTCAACGTCGGTGTAGAATCCGGTCATAACCCTGTCGATTTTATCATCGAGACCGGACTCTCCGTGACTGATAATCTCCGACGCAGCTGTAGGATCACCTAACTGGTTAGCGATAGCCGAAGCAGTAATCTTTCGACCTGCGGTGTATCCACGGGGTGCCGTTTTTAACTTCGCAAGTGTTTTTGCATCAATTTTAGAATACAAATGTGTGTTTAATTGTTGTGCAACAATCTTTGTATCTAGGTCAGGAAACAACTCGCCGTCAATTGCGTTGTCATATCTGCGGTTAAGAATCTCACGCAGGACGGGGCCAACCTGTCGATCCGGTCCCTTACCTTTTCTACCGCTTCCTCCAAGTTCAGGATCGGGAGAAACAATTGTGCCTGTCTCTCTGTCGTAGTATGGTCGTGCTGGACTTAGTTCTTCTGCTTGTTCTGCTGTTGTCACCATGCCCGTGAGGTCAGTTCCTCGCAAACCAAGCAAGCTGGCTACCGCTGCATCTCTCATGGTTTGAGCGGGAATGACAGTGCCATCTTTAAGTGTTACGCTGGTTATATCGCTAACACCAGATAGCATGTTTTGCAAAACCTCAATCGGAATTGCACCTTTTGCTAATTTTTTAGAGCCGGGCTTTGTTCTTTTTACATCGCCCTCAACAACTGCTTTGGTATCGTTGATTGCGGGGCGAACAAAGTTATCGCGTATGTTTGCCGAAAAATCAGATGCCCTAGAACGTGTCTCAAGATCGGAAAACGAAGAGTCGAGTGCAATACCGTAACGATCCACGCTGCCAATTATACTTGCTGTTCCGTCTATATTACGTGCTACTTTTGTAGGATTTGGAAATGCTTTGGATAACGCGATTGCGAATTTTCGAGAAGCCTCGTCTGTATTCTTTTCGCCCAACAGATACGGATCAATATTCAAACCGTTCTTGTACATCCGTGCAATCATGGCATCACGAACAGTATGTGTGCCGTCTGCGATCCTCGACTGAATATCTTCAATCGGAGGGATGTTACCGTCAGGAAACAGTGCAGTCTGAATCTGATTCAGCTTGCTTACTTTGTCTTGTCTTTTTCTTTGTGCAGATGTGGTCATCAGTATCCAAATGTTTCATCTTGGACTTGGTACACCTGACTCTTGATTGCACCAAGTTGTTTGTGTATTGATGTATATCCGCTCATGCGTGTCATCAGCATGTATCGCAGAGCGTCGTAAGCGTGGTCTTCGGACTTCGTATCTACGTCTTCGCTGTTGGATTTGGAAAGGGGTATGCCAGCAAGTTGCTTGATTATGTTTTGGCAACTAGAGAAGATACGTAGTCGTGGTTCTTCTGTGTAGGGATCGTCAGCAAGACGGCGGTGTATCTCCATCTTGCCTTGGACACGGTTGCGATCAGAGGGGGTCCAACGAACACCGGCTCTCATCATTGTCTCTGCAATAGACGGGCCGAATCCTGTCTTGTTCCAGCACGACGAGTCCAACACAGTGTAGTGTGGTGTTGGATCAAGTTGTTCTGCTTCTGTTATTTTATCGGCTAGTTGCTCTGCTGTCAAGTGTTTGACATATAGTTCGCGATAAATCCATATGTTATTATCCCAGTCAATAGCCCCCCACAGAACGCACGACGGACTCGCATAGCCGTAGTCTGCCGCACGTATACGAGGCCAGTTGGTTGGAAGTTCAAAATGTTCGACCACATGTTTTGATCTCGAAAACTCGGGGAAGGCCGCTCCCTCCGCCACGTCCCAATCACCTTCGAGAAGTCTCTTTCGTTCGACTTCGGGGAGCGACCTGAGCATGGCCTCGTACTGGCCGTCTGCCATCAGGTAGGGATTGTCGGTCAACCGTGCCGGGACAAATTTACGAAAGAACAACGGCTGACCTGCCTTTTCATGGCCGTTGGGCCACAGAAAGGGACTTTTTGTTTCTATATCGAAGGCAGGAAAAGGCTTGTTTGGTTCCAGACCTTCAATGTATGTCTTCTTGACCCACCAACCACCCACTCCTCCGGGGTTGGCTGTGCAGCGCATGTACAAGTGTTGCTGGAGTTCAGAATCAGTAGTACGAAGGCGAGAACGCAGGTAATCCCAGACATAGGGTGTAGGATACTGGGTAATCTCATCTATGCCTATCCAGTTGAATGCCTGACCCTGAAAGCGGGTAACGTCCTTGTCTTTGTCCAGATAGGTAAACCAGATCGTTGCGCCGGACGGGAAATGCCATGTTGATTTGGATTCGCGAAACTTTGCACCCGGAAAGGCTTTGGGGTACAGTTGGCGAGACTTGTCGATTAGTTCGGTAAGTTCATCCAGTGTACGACGGAGAAGAAGACCACGATGATTAGGATTGTGACAGTAACGTAGCGGATCAGCAAGAAGTGCAAAACTTTTTCCACCACCGGCTGCACCCCCGTAGAGTACATCCCTTTCACCCGCTGATAGAAAGTCCGTTTGAGGTCCATCGTTCGGTTGAAAGACGACTTCACTTTCTGCAACAAGGTCCGACACTGCGTCTGGCAGTACATCCAAATCCCCAAGATCGATTGTGGCAGAACCGTTGCCAACAAGAGCCTTTTCAACCTTTGTAGTCTGCTGTTCGAGCTTTCGGGCATATCTGCGTCTATCCTCTGCTGCTTTGGTTGATTTCTCTGCGCGTTTCTTGGCGGCATTAACACGTTTCGTCGCCGCACGCCTTGCACGCTCTTTTGTAGACAGATTATATGTGGCTTTGGGCGCATTGGGGTCGCGCTTGGGCCTACCTCGCTTTTTCGGCGCTGGTTGATGCTGATCGTCCACGACTGACCTTTCCACCGGATGCTTTACGGAGTGCATTTTTATCTTGCTCTTTTTTTATTTCACGCGCACTCTCTACCATAGTGTCTATGCCTAGCCTTCTATTTCGGGCATCTTTACCTACACGCCTACCATACCTTCCACCCAGTTCGGAAAAGTCTCGCAGAATCGCATCAAGATAAGCTCTGTTACTAAGTTCGACACGTCTGGCTCTTTCTGCCATAGCAGGAAGACCCACAAGTTTATTAAGTTCTTTATTGGACAAATCAGAAAGAGGAGAACCAAACAGTCTTTTTGCAAGACGACTTACAAAATTTGCATCAGATGCTTTTACAATACCTTCTTGATCTTCTAGTCGTTTAGCAGATGCCCTACCGATTCTTTCTGGACTACCGCCTATTTCTTCAAGTTTAGATTTTTCAGCCATCGATGACTACCTCATTCTTTGGGGGCAACAGCACCACACCGTGTACTGCCGTGACATTGTGGTTGTGTGTCTCCTGTTTTGCAACTCCTACGCGGTTAAGCAACGATTCAGCGGCTCTTAGCCGTAATTCGTCACCTCTTTCGGGGGCGGGATTGTCAATTGTGGAGACTACACGGTTTGCTGCTTTTATTGCATTTACTGAAAGTATGTTTTTTGTACGTTCAATGATCTCATCTGCCAATGTTTGCTTGAGCCACTGGGCAGAACCACGGGAATACCCCGCATCTACAGCCGCTTGGGTTACATTTCCACCATTTTCAAACAAAAGTTCAAGAAACTGGGTCTGTTGAGGGGTCAATACCCGCTCTTTGTACTGTTTGGGGAGCAGATTCATTGTTTTTTATGTAAAAAGGAAGGTGTGGGCGTCTCAATCAGCCTTATTCACCGTGGTTACAGGCGTAATTGCACAGATTTGTGGGAATATACCGTGTATGAAACGACCCACGTTACAATATTAGGGTAGATAACACTGATTGTCAACAGAAAAAGAAAATACTTGACAGAATAAACATCCGTATGTAGACTGGGTCTAAGACCCGCCGGGATATATCCCCTCAGTTCTACACTGGGGGTCATGCTGACATAGCATGCCGGGGCTGTATTACGGGTCATGCTGACTAATCCATACAGAAAATAAAAAATACAAAAAAATATGCCGGGGTTGCATACAAGTACTGGGCACCCCCGGGTGGCCCTACCGACCCGGGTCAGCCGATTTTCATCGGCAATGATAGCCACTGAACCATCCGACAGATCATGCAACAAGCCGGGGACCACCGGACTATATTGCGCGCCATCCCGCGCGGATAAGACCTCTGCATTGACATTTTTTCCGGTATGGATAACCCGCCGGGCTGTTCTTTGAGGTCACCGGGCGCAGTCTTACCCGAATAGCAAACCGCCGGATTTATCCCGCCAGTTCAACCGCCTGATTATTATTGTGGGTCATGCCCACAAAAAAACCCCCAGCACTAGGCCGGGGGAGTTGGGGAGGAAACTGTTGGGGTGGTTAGTCGGTCTTAATCGTAAACTCTGCCTTCTTGATAGAGCGAGGCGAGTCGCTGCCGATCCAGCTGGTGAAGCCCATAGAGTCCATAAACGCCTCAAGCCCTCTGATCTGGTTGTTGATCGCGTCAAGATGATACCGCAGCACCTTTAGCTCGTGTTCAGTGATGGCGAACACGTCGGCGGCTTCGTTGGAGGTCAGTTCTGT